CTTGGTCTCAGATGCCTTCCCACGAGTGGCAAGAGCGCCAGCAAGGAGCGCACCGCCGATTGCTCCAATACCTGGGCATGCCATAGACTCCGCCTATAAATGATCGATCATCTTGGGAACACCATACATTGGCATCGGTCGCGCTTCCCGAATCGAAAAAAACGAGTCGAAAATAAATTGCTGACCGTTAGCGGAAGATCCGACCGCGACCACGCGAGACACCGGAGGGGTATCCTGAATGAACGTCGAATTAAGAGCGGGTAACGTCGTGAACTTCTGTGCCAAATGCCATGGGTCAATAGTTCCGGTCGCAGTCGAACGAAACAAACCCGTGATCTGTGAGGGATTGTAACGATACTCGGCATGCCTTTCTTGATAGCCGAAAACCAAGGCATCATTCGCATCCCCTTTAACATAAATTTCCTTATTCAGTATCGCTTGCTCTCCCAAATGCGAGAACGCCGGAAAGTAAAAATCATACCGCGTGAGGCGCGACCAGAACCGCTGGAGACCCTGCTGGTAAGTAAGGTCAGCGCGGACGGACACGAGACCGATGAGTAACCCGTGCTCAGTAAAACTTTGCGTAAATCCATGTCCAGCGGCCAACGCTGTGCCCATCGCACCCAGGTTGCCTTGGGGCGTCGTGCCCCCAGTAAGACCTGTCGCAGATGTTTGCGCGATCGGATTAATAACCACCGGCGCCGAGCCACCACCGAGATACTCCGGACGCTGAAGCCTTGCATCGGGACTGACCACACCAAAATGGGAACGGACGATCTCGGTATAACGGGTTCCGCCACGCGCGTCCCTTTCGAGTAACTTCTGTATCTGAAAAGATTGCCTCAGCTGATTGATGGTCGCCGCGGTCGCCGTAGAAAGATCGGCCACAAGACCGCTATTAGCACCGAACACCACTTGATTAGTGCCGGTCGCGGCGCCAGACCATGCGGTCGTCGCCGTGCCCGTCGTCATGGTCAAGCCCAAATCGCCTGAGCCGGACTGAGGATGAAAGAGAGGAATAGAGTTATTAGAAATGACCGGAGCAGACGTGCCGAGAGGTAACGAAACAGCTGTGCCTTTCTGAGGCCAAGGCAAGGCCGAGGTGAAATAATCGTGGCGCTTGCCACGACGCAACAAAACGTAATTAGCAACGGTATCCGGGCCGTTACCCTTGTCCACCGTGACGGAGTTTTGAAGGTTCTCATCGCGAAACCACTGGTTCCAGATTAAATTATAGGCGCGCAACGGGAGCGCGCTGTGAGTAACGGTCGCGGCGCCGCCGACCTGACCGAGCGTAGGCAGGCCCATGTAGTCCTGAAGGGAATTAATAGCGTAACCGCCAGCCGGACAAACCTGTTGAGGAATAGAGTAAGAAATAGAATCACCGGGATTGTCCTGCTCACCCATGAACCTCTGCCAATTGTCCCAAATCAAACGCATCGGAACGAAGAAAAAATGAGAATCGATATGGAGATTATCCATAATCGGAAATAGAGGAGTCGCCAAGCGACAGAACGCTGTCATACGCAGCGAAAAAGTGTCGCCGGGTAAAACCTCGTCGACATAAACGGGCACAAGGTAGCCCGCATCAAACGTAGTCTTATAGGTCTTCTCCACCTTGAAACTAGACCGCGGGATCTCAGACCGCGGAACCATAGCAAACTGGTGAACATCGACTGAACGATTGGAAAACATAGATACCTCCACAGAGTTACGGAAAATTAATCCAACGACTGTCGCTGAAACCAACCAGAATCAACAACAAAACCTGTCTGTAGTGGAGGGCCCGCCAAGGCGGAAGACCAGAACTAGACCACCCCCCTTAAGAGCGCTCTGCCCCCCTGAGGGGGGCTTTCATACGCGCTAACGCTTCAAAGATACACAATCACAAATCAACGAGGGGAGGCTATGACATTGGAATAAGCCCGTAACCTCGTCAAACTCGCCCAGCTCGAACAACCGGAAATCCTCCGGATGCATATTAAGCAAATTATCCTGCGCCACCCGGTTTACCTCATCGGTAACCATACGCAGGGCAAAACCATTAGAGGGAGTAAAAATAGGACGCTGAAACGCCATTGCCTGAACATCGAAAATAGCAAGCACTTTCGTTTTCATGTTATAGCTCTCGCTTAAGAAACTTCAAACGCGCACGAAGCACCAGCTCCTTAGTGCGCAACCGAGCAGGGGAATTATCGGAGAACTTAGCGTCGGCCTGCTTAGACCGACGAGCCGCGAGATCCGCGGCGCCCTGCTCATCCCAGATCTTGAACCACTTGTCATAGTAACGAGGAGACTTCACCTCCTTTCCATTAACAACACACGTTCCGAACGGATAGACATCCGTTCGGAACTTCTGCAACCAAGTAAAACCAATACCCGGGCGCAACGAACGCAAAACGAACTCATGCTCACGCGTAATGATCTCACCTGTAGTCACATCCAAAATCTCGCGCCGCGGTCCAGCCTCGGCGCCCAACTGCTTTTTCAACACATAGCGAGCGACATACGCCGCGGACTCAAACGTCAACGACCCGTAGGAGGAATGCCCATACGGCCATGCCGCCTCAAGCGTAGGAGAGCGATACAGCTTCTCACCCGAAGCGGAATCCTTCCACAGGTAGCCATCTGAAAAACCAACACCAAAAAGACAAGAATGATAATGAGGGCGAGAACAACCAAAGCGCGGATCACGACCAGCGCCATACTCACCACACAAAAAATAACGAACCGGATGCCCAAGAGCATCGACAAGCCGGCGAATGAAACGCTTCGCTTCAGCCTTACTAACGGAGAGATCCTTGGGAAGGTGCTCATCGTTATATGTCAACGTAATAAAACAATTCTCGGAATGCATCTGAGCTTCATGCATACACCGGATCGCGTCCTGACGGGAGCGCTCCAAGCGGCAACCATGACAGCGACCGCAAGGGACCTCCAAGCGGCGCCCGAGCTTACCGCCAACGCCAAAAGACAACGGCGCACCCGGGGTTACCTGGTGCGCCGTTATGGGCGAATTACAAGCCACAAACTAGAGCCGGATGCCGCCCCGCATCGGAGCGGCCTTCATGTTGCGACCGTTCGTTCTTCGACTGTGCCGACGAAACTTCGCCGCTGACCGACCCTTGTTAACCGGGGACCGATAAAGTGGCCTCATAAAACCTCCTTTTCAAAGGAAGACAAAGACAGGATACCATATCCTGAAATAGGTAGTCTAACGACCACCTAGCACCATTGAGATCAAGTAACGATGGTGCTTTGGGCCGGATTAGAGCCCGCTGGCGGGCTCGGAGGACTACCGGGAGAGGGAGCGGGAGGGGCCGCGGCTCCGGAGGGCGCCTGAGGGGCCGGGGCGGCCAGCGACGCCGCTTCGACGAGTCCCAGCTTCGCCGCTTCAGCTCGATTCTCGGCATTAGAGCAAAAGTCCACAAACTCCGCAGGGTCATTGTGGAAGCGCGCGCGGACCTCCCACGGCATCATCATAAACGCTTCCTGCGCTTCGACGATAGCGTTCATCGCCTCGTGGTAAGTGGGGACATCAGCAAAATCTTGATACGTTGGCATACGCACGCCCGTCGGAAGTTGACCGGTGACGTTGAAGCGTCGGACGATGACGTTGATATCGCAGTCCTCGGCAAACGACTGTTTAGCCAGTGAGGGCGTTGCGATCTCCATGTACTCGCCCGTTTCGGGATCCACAACGGTCGCTGTCTGACAATTAATGCCCGTCTCATCTGAGACGACATCCCGATCATAGTTATATGCGGACCTGACAAACGGAACTTCATGCATTGGAACTCCTTTATTTAACGTGCCACTTGTAGGAAGGCTCGAACACCCGCTGACGCTGCGCGTCACGCGGAATCTTGCCACGAGACGGCGGAGGCTCAACACCGCGCTCACCATGAATAATCTTGCCAACAGCATCTTCAGTAGCACGGAGCCGATCCTTCACCACTTCAACAGCAGCTGAACCCGCTGCCCGGGCCGAGCTTACGGCGCCTGTCACAGCGCGCACAGGCTCACGAGCGATAGAGCGAATATCTTCCACCGCAGTGCGAACGACGTCCAACGCCGATTCCACTTTCTTAGCGGCCGCGGCCGAACTCACATCGGCAGACTTCACCAGATCCTCGATCTTACGAACCAAAGACGAAACGGACTCACCCCACACGGGGATCAGCTCCTTCACGGCGCCGATAACCTCGGACGCCATACCTGCAACACGCTCCAGCGGATCTTTAATATTGCGATTCTGCTCCGCACTCATCAAATCAGAGACGGTCCTCGCGACCTGCGTCGCCGAGTGCACACCGGGCGCCATCTCATTCTCCACGCGAGTGCCCATCGCGGTAGCGGCAGAACCAGAACCCATCGCGCCCGATGCATGCTGCGCACTGCCGGGCGGCGTGGATGCGCCGCCCTGGCTGTAAGCCAGCATCGGATTCAAGCCAGCAGCTTCCATATCCGCGACCCCGCGCTGCCAGCTCGAGCTGGACATGCTCCGCTGGAAATCCTCCTGCCGCTGCGCGTAACGATCGCCGGCGAACAATTGAAACTCCATCTGTTTCTGAGCTTGATCCGCCGACCACTGCCGATTGATCTCGGCCTGCTCCACATTCGTTTCCGTGTTCATCTGCGCAATTTCGCGGTTCGCCTGATTGGCGGATGCCTGCCCACGATTGGCAAGAACGCCACCAAGCAGCGCACCGCCGATA